GGATGAATCGGTCAGCTCCTTTGAAGATTATTCCCGAGGTGGCACTGGTAGTTGTGAGGAGTGCCATGCTTCCTGCTCCTATGTCGAGGGTTTGGGTTGGTGCCGTCGTCCCGATGCCGACGTTGCCTGATATTATCATCCCATTTGACGGAGCCGCTGTAGCAGAATACGTTCCCGCCGAGATGCCCCCGTTTACACTAAGTTTTGAGCCAGGTACTGTCGTCCCGATGCCGACGTTGCCTGTGTCTCCCTCAACTACAAATTTATTTGTATCAATAGTAAAGTCATTCCCTGCTGATGCTCCGATAGCAATATCTAGTCCTGCTGTACTAGTGATGTTATTGCCATTTACATCTAAATCTCCTCCTAGCTGTGGGGAAGTGTCGTCTACTACGTCCTGTAGAGCTGAGTCTGCTGTTGAGCCTTGTGCTGACGTGGCGTAGTCGGTAGAGTCAAAGGCTTTTACTTGTGAAAGGTTATCAACTTCTGAGTCCATTAAGGCACCTGCTGCTGACACGTTAGTAGCATCTGTAACGTCTGCTCCTGCTTCTACACCTGTAGTAGCACCTACTGTAAGTCCTGCTGCTGTGCCTGTAGCGTTAGTTGCCACAAGTGCTGATGGTGTACCTAGTGCTGGAGTAGTTAGTGTTGGGCTAGTGCCAAATACTGCTGCACCTGTTCCTGTTTCGTCTGACAGTACACCTCGTAGTTGGGCTGATGTAGTCGCTGCAAACTGTGACAACGGATTAGCTACTAAAGCATCACCGCCTCCTGCTGGTGCTGCAAACGTACCGTCACCACGATAGAACGTAGACGAGTTACGAGTACCTGTTCCTGCAATTTTAGCATTAGTAATTGCGTCATCATCAATCTGAGCTGTGTCTACAGTGTCTAGGTCAGCTAAAGCTCCTGTGTTTGAGGTGGCTCCGTCTGCTACATTTATTAAAGTACGCACCGCACTAGCTGACAACTCTTCTGAGTTACCTGCTCCTGCCGTGTCACGACCAAGGATTGTTGCAGTAGCTACGTTGGAAACTACGTCCACTGTTCCTGCTGGAATGTTTGTAAAGTTTGTTCCGTCTAATACAGGGGCAGCTCCGTTAGATACGTCTTGGTCTAACCCTTTTACGTTAGCAATAGAGGATAGTTCAGAATCCATTAGCGCACCTGCTGCCTCTACATTTGCTGTGTCTGTTTTATCTGAGTCATCCTCTACGTTTATTAAAGTACGCACCTCACTGGCTGTAAGTTGCTCTGAGTCACCTGTACCTGCTGTGGTTCGTCCTAGAATTCTGTCTGTGGCTACGTTAGATACTACGTCTACAGAACCAGCACTAACAGTTTCCCAACTAGCGTCTGTTCCGTCAGTTGATAAGAACTTGCCGTTGTTGCCTGACTGGTCTGGGAGAGATGAACCTCCTGACTGGTTTGCAGGAGCCCATGATCCATCTGCTTGCTTAACCATTACTTGGTCTGTTGCACCAGCTTGTGTATCCGTAAGGTCGGACATCGCATAGCTCTTAGAAGCTGAGATACGTCGCTCGATTGACTGGAGGTTAGTATCTAAGCGCTGTCCTACTTCAGCTCCAATCTTTTCTCGTACAAGAGTTTCTGTTTCCTTAACAAGAGATTTTGTGTCAGCGTCTTTCCCTTTTTCTCCCTTAGGTCCAGTAGCTCCTTTTGGTCCGGCTACTTTAGATGCTGCACCAGCATCTCCCTTATCACCTTTGTCTCCCTTATCACCTTTTACAGAGTCACCTTTGTCTCCCTTGGGACCTACAACTTCTGAGTCGGCTCCGGTGTCCCCTTTATCACCCTTATCACCCTTTATAGAATCACCTTTTACTCCTTTAGGTCCACGCAACATACCCCACAAGGCTTTGCCTGCTTCGTTTTCATTAAAATCTTCGTCAGAGTCATCCTCCTGTCGCCCAGTAATTTCTACTTTCTGCACATCTTTAGGCTCAGTGTTCTTTGCTATCTGGTCTAAAGGCTCCTTTAGCGTATCAGTATTTTGCTGGCTCTGAACGATTTGTGCTTCTTGATTCTTACTAATCTGGTCTGTCTTCATTGCTGAAGCGGCAGTATTACCAGCTACCTCAGTAAGCTTTTCATTACCTTCTAGGTTAGTTTTGATAAGCGCTTCTACGCCTACCGTACCGTCATTTGGGTTTTCTTGAGGATCCATGGTGATAAGTTTATTTGCTTTAATTATAACACTAATGTATGTTGGGTTGTATGAAAGAAACTTACAAAATACTATGTGAAGCCATTGCATGGACTGCTGTCATTGTATACATCCTGTATTCAATGGGAATTATCTAAGCTGTAGATAAGCCCGAAGCACATCTCGTGTAAGCAATTTGCCTTCCTTTAGCTCTAAAAGCCTATCGGTTAAAGCTTGTCCATCCAGACCTTCAGTAAGCTTAAGTACGTATGCGGCTCGTCCGTAATCTTTTGACCTGCCCACAATAGTATCTATAGCTTTTTTACGTGCCTCGTCTGTTAAGTCTTGATATGCAGGAAGTTGCATAAGCAGTGTAATCTTGGCATTTACCATTGACCCAGTTAGTTTCCACAGCTCAGTGTTTTCTTCGCCAGACAAAACCTCGTACCCTTTTTTCTTCCCAACTTTTGTGGGAGATACTTTAAACCCAGCTTCGTGCAATCGTCGCAGCTCTTTTGTTACTGGGGTTGCTGTTTCATTAGAAGGTCGCAAAGGATTAAGCATCATACTTAATGGGTCTGTAGGAAGACCGCGTTCCTCTCCAAACGTAGTTACTTGTGGCTCTAGTGTTTGCCTAGCTCCAGGAATACGTTTTTGGACAGACTCAACAACACCTGATGATAAGCGCTCTTTAGAGTCTGTAGATCGCGCTACGTCAGATACTATAGTAGGGACCCCTGAAGCAATAAGGTTGGATAGATATTGAGTTGCAAATGATTCTGAATTACTTACACCATCAACAAAGTTTTTTACTCCCGTAAGAAATGTTTGCTCTGTAAATGATTTAGCAATCTTTACTGCTGCTGTACCTGCGGCTTCTGTTGGACTTCCATCAGAATCAATCCCTCTTTGAATATGGCCACCAACAAGAAGTAAGTTTCCTAAAGGTCCTAATGCTACAGGCGAAATCCATTTACCGTCTACTTTAATAGAGTTTGGTGTACGTCCTTCAGCTTTGTCTAACTCCTGTTGTCGCTCATCGCCTCGCGCAAAGTCCTCAGCAATAAGGTTATTTTTGGTAAGCTCCATACCGATAGCAATTACCCCTGTCCCCGTAAGCCCACGGCCAATACCCTGCGAAAACATTCGTTGGTCAAACTTACCTTTGCCCGCATTTTCTATAATAGTCTTAGCAATTCCTATTGGCGAATAGTTTAGAACTTGCATAACAACTGCTGACGGTGTTCGGGCAAACGGTAGAATGATTTGTGTAATGCTTGAAGACTTCTGGATTTTGGAAGCTACTGCTCCTAGCACAGTCTTGTTTTGAAATACAGACGTAGTAGCATCAGCAACACCATACCGAATCATTTCTTCCGTTGGATCTTCTACTAGTTTATACGCATTTTCTACTAGCTTTTTTCCTTTGAGCCCCTGGTTCATTCCTTCTGCCAAAGCCTGGTCCATCATTGAACGAGATAAAGCAGCGTAGTAAAACACCTGGTCCCCTGCGCCAAGTGACCGGAACACAACGCCTGTGTAAGCGTTAAATGCTTTTCCTACTGGTCCATTGCCAAAGTTTACTCGTGTGTAGTCTAGCTTTTCACCAATGTTTCGTTCATCGAAACCTGTGGCAAAGTATCGTACACCTTTTACAGCTCCTTCTTTAACACCATCAAAAGCCTTACGTGCAGTAAGTACTTTTTTACGTTCTCCAGTAAATAACGATACAGCTCTGTCTACTACTGCTGCTGGTACGTCTTTGGCTATTTCTGACAACCCGTGGAATGCGTTAGAAAATATGTTTAGCCCTTGAGTTTTAATACCAGTAAGTAGTCCTGCTTTCCATGCGGTAATTACTTTTTGCATTGTTGGTGTTGGTACAAGGTCTGTTACTCTGTCTTGTAGCTTTTGAAATCGCATGGCTTTTTCAGTGCTGTCTGGCATATTGTTGATAGCCCTCATTTCATCTGAAATAAACTTTGCATCTTCACCAGTTAGTTCTGGTATTTTCTTTAATGGGTTGGCTTCGTTAAACTTTTGAATCTGACGAGATGCGAAACGTAGCTGTCCTTCTGGAGTCATTCTTCCTAGAATAGAAGCAGCTTGAATAGACCGACCTAACTCAGTTAGCTTAGGGGCAATAGTATTAGCAATTTCTGCTGACTTATCAAACAGTGTCAGCCGTTGTAGTTCGTCAGTAGTATTGGCAGCTTCGTCTGCGTACTTCTTCATAAGTTCTGAAGCAATAGCTACAGCATTTTCTCCAGACTCGTTCATTGCAATTCGCTCAGCTGCTACAGGGTCTGACCGTATAAGGTTCTTAGCTTTTATTGCTAAGTCGTCTGTAGATCGTGGAACGTACTGACCAGCAAGCTTAGTGTTTTCTGGCTGTACGTTTTTTGCAGAAGTAATAAACTTTCGTTCTGCTTCACTAGTTGCTTGTGCTGCGTTATCAATACTTGAGCGTTGTACATTTCTAATTCCTGCATTGTCTTTGTCTACAAAACCAGTTTTTCGTACGTCAGATGATTTTACAACAACTGCTTCAACATTGTCCCCAAACTCTTCAGCGCCTGCTCTTGTTTGAGATACAGACTGGTTATCTCCTCCAGTTCGTGTCATGTATACAACCTCTTCACCAGTACCTGCGGTTCTTGCCGCTCCCTTAGTTGTTGGGCCTACCATTGACAAAGCAGAATCAATTTGTTTTTGTATTTCACCAGTGTCTGTCACATCCTTTAGTGCTCTTCCCAATGCTTCTGTGTGCTGGGAACTTTTAAGCGCTGGAACAGATTCTTTTAAGAACTTAACTATCTCGTCTGAGTTTTTAAGTTTTGCTACTGTCCTTGTAACCCTTGACGCAGTTCCTCCACTAAATAAATCTGCTGTTCCTAAAGCAAATCCTACGGGCGCAGCAAATTTAGAGCCTTCTGGAATGCCAAGATCTTCACCAACTGACGATAGTGTAATGGGTTTGTCAGTTCCAAAAAGTTCTTGTTGAAAAGTTCCTGTTGGAGTGAGTGGTTTACCACCTAAAGCTCTGCTAAAAAATCCTCCTACTCCTGCTGAGGCCCGTAATGATTCTTGGCCTAGTTCTGCAAATGCTTGAGGTATTCCTTTAACTGTTTCTCTTGCAAGTGTTGACCGTGCTTTCCCCTCTTCCCGGTTAAACGGTTTTGCTTGCTCTGAAAACTCTTGTTTCATTTGTGAGAAAAAGCCACCAAATGATTTCTTTGGCTTTGGAAACGGGTTAGTGTTTATCGTTTCTCCCTCAGGAAGACGTGATTGTAACACTGGTGCTTTTGTACTTTTAGTATCAGTAAAGAATCCCATGTGTATTATAGGTTACGCTTCTGGAAACATCATTCTTGTTAGGGCATCTACGCTATCGCTTTGCATTTCTGTTTTAATAAAGTTTTTAACAGTGTCATCTTCTGGGTTTAAGTAAAGGTCTGCTGGGTATTCTTTAATAAAGTCTTGGACACGGCCTCCTTGTTCAGCAAATAAACTAAGCATATCTGCATATGTCTGAGTGTCTGCGTACCCATCTGCTCCTCTACTTGACTCTAGCTGTTGAACTCCCTCTGAAATATCTCCTCCCGTGAGGTTTAATGAACCAGAAGTTAGTCCCCCTCCTTTGCCTCCTCCTGTTGCTGTAGTCCTAGCAATAGTACGTACTACATTACCCTCTGCATCTAGTACTACGTCACCTTCTTTTAAAACTGTTGGCTTACCCGCTACTTCTGCAACGAGGTTTCCTTCTGAATCAAATCTTTGCTCTCCTGCTTTTAGAGTAAACGATTCTCCTTCTTCTCCTGCTTGTGATGCTTGAGCTGAGAAGAACCCTGACGTAAGGTCGTTGGCGCTTACTCCTGCTTCCTTTGCAATTTCTGATAACTCGTCTTCTTCTAAGTCTGTAATATCAATTCCTTGTGCCAGCATGGCTAATGCAAACTGACGAATGTTGTTTTGCTTTCGTCCCTTTTCTCCAGCAAGGTTTGCAAGCAATGCGTCTGCGCCTAGCGTGTAGGCTTCTCGTCGGTCTTCCATGTCTGCAAGAACAGAGCTTCGTACGCTTCCCATTATGTTACCAATCTTTGCTTGTCGCTCTGCTTGGATTGCTCGTTGCTGTGAGTTGTTCGCTGTAATCTGTCCTTGCTTTTGAGATGCAGAAAAGTCGGACCCAAGAATACCACCACGTGCACCCATGGCTCGTGTTGACCCAAGTCGACCTTCACCTTGAAGTCGTGCCTGAGCTAGTTGTTCGTCAAATATAATGTTGGTTGCGTCAATCTCTGCCTGGTGTAGTCGTAGCTGATTGCGCTGTGCTTCTCGTTGATTACGTTGCTCTTCAAACGGGTCAATGTTTGTACCCTGGTCAAAAGAACTACTCACAAAGCTTGGTGTTGAATCTTGACTTGCTGTTTGCTGTGCCTGTAGTCTAGCTAGTTGTGATTGTAGTCCCGAAAGCTGCTTAAGCTGAGCTGCTCGATTTGGGTTTTGTTCAAAAGACTGAGCGATTGTTGGTGCTGGCGCTGGTGCACTTTGTGGCGCAGTAGCCATCATTGATGGGTCAACAAAAGTAAGATTTGCAGTTTTTCCAGTGGTGTCAAAACCAAAGTTGCTTGACTGTGTTGTGTCATTATCCATATTATGCGTAGTATTCTGTTACGATTGTGACTCCAGCAATTCCAGCAGTTTCGTTTCCTGTTGCTTGTGTTTCTCCCTTACCTCCTGCTCCATACCCTCCTGAACCAAAGAATGAAGGAGTTGCTGATGGTCGCCTATATTCTGATGAAGAACCACCGTTATCGTTAGACAATCCAGTTTCCCCAGCTAGACCCGGAATGTTTATATCTCCACCTGTAGGGACAGCTCCTACTGCTCCTGCTACACTGCCTGATGCTGTTGCTCCCCCATAAGTAAGAACGTGTGACCCAAAACTAGAGTTACCAGCAACAGCTCCTACAGTAACTGTTTCTGTATCTCCTAGTTCTGATGCAAGTATAAGCTTACGTGAATACCCTCCCGATGCACCAGAAGCTCCATTTTGGTTGGATGACCCTTGTCCTCCTGTTCCTCCACCTGCTTGCACCTCTACTACAACATATTTTAATCCTGCGTCTTTAGTCCATGTGCCAGATGATGTGAAAACAACTACTTGTGGTGGTGCTTGTGCTGCCAAACCTTCTTCTGTTACAAAAGTATTAGTATCTGATGGGGTTCCCTCGCTCCCTGCTAGTGCAGCTTTTTGATCTGCACTAGGCAACTGTGTTTTGTAAATAGATGCTCCTAGCTTAGATGGAGTAACAGCTAAGTCTGCTCCAGACCCCCCAGTTGCTGTATCTGCATTTATTTCTGCTGTTGTTCCAACTTCAATTACCCCCTTAGTACTAACACTTGCGTCGGGTGCAGATACTAATGAAATTTCATCCATGTACTTCTTGTACGTCATGAAATCAGTCATAATAACTGTGGCTCCTACTCGGTGAGCTTTAACTGCTCCCGATGCCTCAGAGCCTTGTCGAGATACATTAACAACACTCGATACATTTGTACCAGATAGTGTACCGGCTAAGTACTCTTTATTAGTACTCCCGTTGTCGAGCGTAAAGTAATACAAACCATCGGGTAGTGCTATACCATCGTCGTCGGTGGCTGAGGACATTGTAAAAGTCGTATCGCCAACAGATATTGCTGCGCTTAATTGCGTTTCGAAATCGGCTATAATCTTTGGCGTACTCATTTTATTTATTATTTATTATCAAACTTTTGAAAGAGGTACCCCAACTTTTGCAAGGTCACAACATTCTTTAGAACAAAACTTCCCTTTTTTAATAGACAAGAGATACTCAGTTGTGTAAAAATCTTTTGAACACGTTTTAAGGATGCATTGTCTAGTAACTTTCCCCATACTTCCTATAATTATACCATTAGTACGTTGGTGTGTCCTCGTCGGTTGTCGCTCCATCTAAACTTACGTTTTGTTTTGTGCGATATTTCTTAGGCAACTTATCTTCGTATCTCCAGATGTCAAAGTCTGTTAGTTGTTGTATTGAGCAGTAGCCTAGTCCTGTAGCGACAAACGTAAGGTTTCGTTTTCGGTACTTTGGGAGTCGTACCTTAAGCTTCATTAAAAACTCATACACCTGCACATCGCTTCCTCCTCCCATAGTGTCCTGACCTATGAACGTAGTTCCTATTGCGTAAGATGCTGAATAGTCTACATAATCGCCAGAGCCTAAAATAATTCCTACAAGCTGGTTTCCCCCTCCTTCCACTTCTGCATACACTTGAATAACCTGGTCTGGAGCAATGCTCCCTTTAAACACAAAGTTCTTTGTTCGTTTAAGTCTGGTAGTTCCATGAGTTGCCCCGGCTGACTTCCATGAGTTAGGAACGATTACCCCCATATCATCAAACCCAGTAAACAACTCGTACGAAGTTTTAGATAACGGGTCTCCACCATAAAGCAATCCGTTGTCTTGAGTCGCTGTGCGAATACCGTAAGGTGCTACGTCAACTGTGTTTTCATGCACGTCGCACATTAACAATCTGTTGTTTTCTGCGGTTTTTTCTTTACAAGCAACTACAACAAACTTGTCCCAGTTTATAATCATTACGTCGTCGTAGGTGTAGTCCTCAAACCTAAAGTGTGGAAACATTGGACTAACGTCAAAGTTATCTCCCAAAGGATTTCTTTTAAGAATGTTTAGTTGCGGGTCACTTGGATTACCTGTGTTCATAAACACAATCCCAGAACCGGTTGCAACTGCTGCCCGTAGTGAATCAACACCAACGTCAGTTCGTATCAAATCGTTTGTAGGATTTACGTCTAAAATGTCTAGCGTAAATTGGTACACAGAGTTACCTTTCATAGAAAAGTATGAGCCCTCAAAAGGAATCACTACCTCAATAGCATCGCCTCCCTTATCCTGTCGTACCACAAAACCTTGTCCTGCTGCGCGTGTCGCTGATTTACTAAAGTCAGTTACGCCAAGCGCGTTACTGTCCTCCCATTGGTATGCAGCAGTTACCGAGCCAACTGTTGTTGCATCAAAAGTAACGTCGTACGCACCTGTCATAAAGTTTACTGTCCCAGAACCAGCTGATGCAGCGGTTACATTACCGGTAAAATCAACGGTAAGAGTAGTAGTCCCGTCAGTAAACAACACGCCAAAACAAGAGCGTGTAGATCCACCTGCTTTAAAAGCAAGAGTACCGGTATAGTTAGTGGCTCCCGTACTACCAATAGCTTCTGAAGCAACTGCTGTATATACATCCGAATCTTGAGCGTCGATATACGAACCATATAGACCCGTTTTATCAGTAGCGGTATTCCACATAATAGAACGCCCTTTGTTGATAAAGAAATATCCTTTAAAGTTTTTAGCACTGTCATATACATCTGCATAGCTGCCTGGGTTAGCTGTCACAATTTTAAATAAACCGTCATCTGGAGAACCTATGTACACAAAGTTACCCGCAAGCGATGCGTAGTTTGAAAAGGTCATGTCGCTTTCAGTAAGTCCAGTAATAACATCGGTCCATGTAGAACCATCTAAATACTGAATAACAGTACTTACCTTTCGGAAGCGTACTGATGTGCCATCTGTTTTATATGCTGTGTGCTCTGCGTAACTCTTTCCGGAAGTTCCCTCAGCGCCTTGCGCTTGTCGCCCGTACATTAGCTCCAGTTTTCCATCCTTAGTAAGCCACCCAATAGATTTAGAAGCAGCGTCGACTGGTATTAGCTCGTCGTTTAAAAGGTTGTGTGTGCCAGAAACGAAAGCTTTAATCTCTTTCTTGCTTATTGCCATATTACATTTGGATTAGCGACGCATTCCAGTATTTCATGTCGTCCATTATCGCGTTACCCTCTCGCTCGTTCTCACGCGCGTAGCTCTTAGCCTTGTCTGACTGCTGAATCATAAAGTCGTCAGATACCATAAAGTGATAGATGGCATCGTGGTAATCAGACGGGAACCACGGAGATTCACCGTCTGCTAAGACAGTTGCTTGGCCATGGTAATCAAACTCTACTGCCTCTGCAACTGTAGGCTGTGCAGTAAATACAAGTCGTGAGTTTGCAAGGTCAATGTAGGCGTACTCTGCGTTACGATACTGTCGTCGGTCTGACCAACTTACTACTGGGTACTGCTTGTAGTCTGGACCTCGAAAGATGACTGGACCACTTGCTTCGTAGTTAGATGTAGAGTGATTAGCGTTAGCTGTTAGGTACAAGAAACCTTCTGGCAAAGCGATGTACGGTACAGAAGTACTCGTAGTGCCTGTGCCTTCTTGCTTAGTCCCTTCCCACGGCATCATGCGTGTTACCTTCCGGTACATCTTATCAAAAAGGTCACTAAACTCCTGAGTAGATAGTTCACTGGTGTCATCTAAATAGAGTTGTGCTTTTACAATAATTTCTAGTTTTGTCATACCTATATTATACCACTTGCTATCCCCATCCTGAATTTTTCAGGACAGAGTAGAAAGTCGATGCTTATACAGCTGCGATCTTTACGTTGAGGAACTGCTTTCCACCATCGGTGAAAGTCTTGATTCCTGCTAGGTATGAAGAGAATACGTTAGTACCTCGTCGGTCATCTGTCTTTCGCATGTCAACTGGTGATAGGTCTTGTACCACTAGGTCGATTGCTCCTCGTTTTCCGAAGTAACAGTGTACAGTGTTAGCTGTAACAGCACCGTTAGTTTCGTCTTCAGAGATAACTAGACGTCCAGCACCTGTGATTGTAACTACACCTGAATCATTTACTGCTGTAAGGTTAGCGTCATCTAGGGTTTCTCGGTCAGCTGCGGTGAACTCGAAGTAAGTCGATGCTGTTCCTGTGCCCGCTGCGTTACCGTCAGAGTTCATAAGTAGTGCTACAAGAGAATCTCCTGCTGCATCTGCTGTTCCCTTAACGTCGTAACCTCCAGCTGCGTTTACAGTTGCCTGTGAAGTTGCTGTAACACCGTTGATTACAATAGTCTTAGTATCAACGTTCACTCCTGAGAATGTCATTACTGCTGAACTCAATAGGTTTTCTGAAACGATCATTGCTGCGTTTCGGATAACACCTGCGTACCCGTTCTTGAATACTGAACCAGCGATGTCGATGTCCTTGCCCATAAGGTACTGCTCGATCATTGCTGCTGAGTATGAGTCTACTGCAAACACCATGTTTGTAGCAGTTTGGATGTTTTCTTTGTACGTTAGTTTTGCAGACATACGTGATGTCATTTGCGGAACTGTTGTAGCAGAAAGTGTGATTGGTGTTCCATTTGAAACTCCAGTCGTAAGGTCTCCTTCATCGAATGTGTTTGCAGCGTTTGTAACTTCTGCGAAACATCGTGCATCAAGGTCTTGTGCGACTTTGTGTGCGATTTTAGCTCCGATTTCAGTACCTGGGTTTAGAGGTCCAGCCTGTGTTGATTCTCCGTCTGAGATGTAGAACACTGCTTCTTTCTCAATGTTGATTTCAAGTAGTTGAGTAGTATCTGTGATTGCGTCAATAGTTGATGCAGCACCTCGTACAACGTCTCGTACGCGCACAGCGCCAATGTTGTATGATACTCGTTCTACTGATTCTCCAAATTTTAATTTTGCTTCAAAACGTGTGTTCATCACAGATTTTGAAACCAGCGTCTTCTGATAAATCTCTTGGTAAGAGTTATCAAACGCTGCCATGTAGTCAGTTAACATTGTAAGTTTGGGTTATTTTTGTAACCCCCGCACTCCTATAGCATTACCCTTTCCGCAAGTCCGTCGTTGTACTGCTTCTTTAAAGCTGGGTCTTTCAACACCTCTTCTAAGTACGCATTATCACTTCCGGCTCGTGCAAGGTCTAATGTTTGGTTTTCGGCTCCACCACGAGGTGTGGTAGTTTCAGCGGTGCGCGTACCACTGATAGTGTTGCCATACACTTCTTCAAGGAGTTGTGAATAGGTTTTGTTTGCGTTAGCAGGGTTCTGAGCTTCACGCTTTAGAACTTCCATATTAACTTTGTCTTTAAACTCTGGTGCTTCTTCGAGAGCTTTTGCAAAATTGCTCTCCATAGTAGCTTCAAGTTTCTCTGCCTTTTCCTTCCCTTCAAGTTTTGCTAGTCTAGCTGCAAGGTCAGAATCAGTTTCTTTTGAATCAGGTTTTTCAGGGTCTTCACCAGTAGCAGCTTCTAGCTCAGCGATTCTCGCTTCTGCTACCTTCCTTTTTTCATTCACTTCATCGAAGCGTTTCTTAGGAATGCTGTCTGATACTGGTGTTTCGTCTCCTACTGATTCTCCAATAGTTGTTTCTGCTTGCTCGTCATTTACAGTTTCCTCTGACTCATTTACCTCCGAAGCTGGAGTAGTTTGTTCATCTAACATAAAATTCCTGTGTTTTAATTGTTCAGTCCAATAGGAGTGTTACCGCTTCCTAACCGTACGTCTATTATACCACGAGACCTCAATAGTACCGTGTGGGACTCTACCTACCCGTACGGGGGAAAAGGTAAGTAAGTAGAGTCACACAAAGCGCTATTCGCTTAGTGCCTCTGCAATCAGAGTGTCAACATTTTCTTCGGCTGCCTTCGCTCCCATAATAGTTTCTACCAGTGCCAGCTTTGATTTGATTGTGGCAACACACGCTGTGTTATCTCCCCCAATCTTAAGCTGATGCACAGCAGTAACCACATCCGCCAACAACGAAGCCACCAAGGCTTTTCCTCCCTCAGTGTCTCCTAGTGCTTTGATGGAGTGTAGCTCATCCTTTTGGTCAGCTAACTCCTTTGGCACTTCCTTACTTCGCATCAGTAGTATCAATTACTACTGTGTCTTGGAAGCCAAAAGCGTCATAGATAATGTCGAGGTATTCGCCATGAATCTTTTGGTCTTCGTACAAATCGTCTAGGTGCGGTTGAATCTCATTAACCGTAGTCAGGTTATCAAAGTACATCCATACTGCGTGTTGGTCCTCCTTAGACATTTCAGAAATGAATGGATTGTTTCGTAGAACATTGTCAACGTATGACTGGGCTAAGTTTCGCTTACTCTCACCTTCTATCTGTACTTTTTTAAGACCTGCTAGGTGCTTTTCGATACTCGAAATAGTAAATTCGTTAGTCAGGTTCTTTCGAGCAATCACTGTTTCTTTAAAGTCTTCTTTGTTCTCTTCCTTAATAGAAAGGTCTGCTTTAAGTAGTTTAGACATTTTGTTGTATTGTATCTTGAAGAGGTTGGCTAGGTCCAGGTTGTCTCATCTGTGGTCTTTTCCCCGCTCCCCCCGCTTGTAATTGTGCCGTCTGTTCTTTAGCCGCTTGTGCTTGTGCTGCACGCTGTGCATTAGCCACCACTACCTGGTCTAGTGATCTAATGTATTGTAGCATGCGTCCTGCCTGCTCCTGGTTCATATCCTCCTCATTGTCTTGCATGTAGTTTACAAAACGCTGTTTGTAAGCCGTATTAGCCATCCGATTAGGCTGTATAAACTTACCGTCTAAAATGTCTTCAATGTCCCTTTCAGCCTCTGCCATAATGTTAGCTGTGCCATATTCTTCTAAGTCCTGTAGCTCCCGGATGTCTGCTTCATCAAGTCCCGCCACCAGACCAAGCTTAGCAACAACTACTTTCTGGTTAGCCAACTCAGGTCGTCCAAGTAGGGCTGAGTAGTATGCTCCTTGCGTACGCTTCTTCTGCTCTGACATCTGCATCTCTGCGTTAGCTTGCTCAGTCATTACTGCAAAGGTATCTCCCTTACGGAAAATATCTCGTCGGCTAATATCCTCAATCCTAATTCCTTCAGGACCAATAATATCTACCGCCATCTTCTTCGTTAGGTTCTCATCTACTCCTGCCTCGTACAAGTTCGCAAAGCGCTTGTAGCCAAAGCTGTATGACTTGTTGAAGAGCGCAAAGCGGTCAGCGACGTTCGCTTGGTTCCCTTCATATATAGTAGCTCGCCCAGTAGTGTCTTCTACACCCTTAGCTCCAGCAGTAACTCCACTAGCTGCTGCCTTAATAGTCTCAAGCGTTTCAAACACCTTAATAGGAGTAGTGATACTTGGTGTCTCCATAATCTTAATGGCAGTTGTTGCGTTTGCACCAGGAGCCATATCAATGTACCCATCCTTCCGGTACTTAAGCTGTGCCTTGTTCTTAATAGCACCAGTATCAATAGCTCGCTGTGGCTTATTCACGCGCTCAGCGTTGTCCATCATTTGGTTAATGGATACCGCTTGCGCCATGATTATCTCACGTACATAATCGCAGGGACTAGGTGTCCATAGCTCAGTTAAATCTGGGTACGCTGCAAAAGTCCAGAACGGCCACATCCCACTTGGATGACGTTCTACTAGCTTCTGTACTTGGATAGCTCGCCCATTGTTATCCATAAGCAAGTAGTACCGTTCGCCTTCAAACGTCTGATACCACTCCCAAAACTTGTACTTGTCAGGGTCTGCATTTTCAATCTTAGCAGTATCACTTTCCACTGCGTACCGTCGACTTTGCTTATCTAAATCCTCCTCAGAAGATTCATCAGCGTTGCCTGGACCTTGTAGCAAAGCCTTTACCTCAGTCTGGATGTAGCTCTTATTGCTCTTCAATTCTGACCTATCCTTTACAACCCCATACCGTCCTCCAAAGCGACCTTTTTCTAAGTCCAGCCCACCAGCGGATGGGTCCCATAGGAAGTCATACACGTCGACGTTTTCCAAGTGCGGTTGATACCCCTCACTATTAGATGCTTGGTAGGACATAATCGCTCGTCCATAAATAATACACTGCTTCTTCGCAGCAATATCTTTCATGTCCCAGAAGTTACGGTCCCCATCAAACGTCTTTAAAGCGTTAAGCCTTTCTACCCGCTTAAGCTGTGAGCCCTTACGCTTCACAAACTTAAAGGTCAAGGGACTATCAATCTTACTTAGTAACGTGTGTACGTGTTCCTGCATTTGCCCCAGGTCGACGTTCGCACGGGACTCGTCGCTTTTCTTTTTGACTCCATAATACAAGTCTTCGTTTAACTGCCACGTAGATATCTTTCCTTTCTTGTACGTACGAGCAAAATCTATGTTGGTTAAGGCCAATGCAACAATTTTGTCTCGTGTTTCCTTTTTAATAACTGCCATATAGTGTTTGCCCCGCACTATTTATATTAAATGTGTTAATTTGTCTTAATTATACCACTGTTACATCCCAATATCGCCATACAATGGTTCCTCTTCTACAAAATCATCCTCTATTTCGTCTGTAGAAGCGTACTTTTTCATCTGCCAGCCAATAATGGCTGCAATAAGAAGGTCGAAGTGCCTAGTAGCAATACCAATTTTCGTGTCTTGCAGGTCCATAGAGGTATACGAGCGCATCTCCTTAAGCAGGTTTACATCATATATCTTAATCTTCCCATCGTTATAATCCTTGCGAAAGTCAAAGAACATCAAGGGCTTCGTCTTCCTATTAGTATTCCACCCAAACTTCTCCGTTACCTTAATAGACCTATTACCAGTAGTACGTTGGGTAAACATATTAGGGTAGCCACGCATAGCAGCAATAGTGGCGTGCCCGGTGTTATTAGACTCAGGCGCCATTAGACAGTTACCAAACTCCCCACCAATCCTAACAAGCTCGTGACCAAACAAGTCTGGGGCTATACGGTTGTTGTAGTAACTAGCTACCAACACACCCACATCATCTGGAAAGGTTCCAAAGTCATACAAGCAAAACGTGTTAGCGTCGCGCCCTATACCTTCAGAAGTATCTGCTCCACAACCATATATATGATGCGGTTGGTATTCTCCCCAGTACTTCACACCAGCTGCCTCCTTGTGGGGTTGTTGCGCTGTCGCGATGTCCTGGTCGACTTTCGCTCTGTCAAAGAAGCTAGCATCAGCTCGCGTTGGGTCACACATATATTCCCCATAGAAATCATCCGAGTCATTCTTAATAGACTCTACCTTCTCCTTATCATACCGAGTGGGCCACGCAGGGTCACCGTTGTCGTCGAGTATCGTAATCTTATCTACCACCATATCAGGCTTGTTTAGGAACCACTGAATTACTCCCTCCTCACTAATATAGTTACCGTTACACATATACGAACCCTCAGCAGCCAATCCTGAAATAGCCTCGTCAATCCTCCAGATAGTTGCCTCGGTAGTAGCCAAAGACTGGATAGACTCACGGTCCTCCACGTCGTCAAAGATGAGGAAGTCTGGGCGATAGGCGTCTTGCAAGTGACCACGCTGTGTCATACCCACAGTACCACTGAGGAGCTTCACACCCTCAACAGTGGTAAAGCTTCCCATTGTTTCTTCTCGCTTCTTGTCACCATCCTTCTGAAAGATGTCACCGTAAAAATCCTTGACCTCTACAATCAAGTTATATATGTCTGTCACCATCTGCTTAGCGTTACCAATGTTTCTCGTCAGCACCTTCATGTACCGGCGCGTCTGATCCATGTCATTTAAAATAGCGTAGGCTATAAAGAGCTTAGTCCAGGTAGTCTTGGCACAACCTCGAAAACCTAAGTTCGTGTACTTAATGTCTCCGTAATATGCGTCAATCATGTGACGGATAATGTCGTCGTGAAAAGGGGCAGGAATGGACTGGAAGTATCGCGGGTAGCACGTATGCGCCCAAGTAATAAACTTAAAATGGATTACTGTTCTAGAATTTTTGCTGTCAAAAGCGAAGAAGGCTAAGCGCTCTTCGTCTGTCCCGTTTTGAATTGTGTTCTGGGCATAAGCGAGTTGCTCTTTTGTGATATGCATTGTATGAATTGTACCATGGGGGTGAGGGCTACTTTGTGTTGTGCTTTGTGCTTTGTGCTTTGTGCTGAGCGCTTTGGGAGTTATCCCCTTATTTTATTACAGGACAGTTTAGTGGATTTGTACAGAGCGACTTTTGAAAATTTGGCAAAAATTTTTGTGACCCCATATAGTATCTAACCTCGTCAAAACTTTTTTAACACCCCCCTCCCCCCTGCGATATGCACGCATTACAGCGATATAATAACTGAGTATAATGGTCATTATACTCAGTTAATTAAAATACGGCTCTAATGAGCCGTATTTTATGGTCGTGATCTTATCCACATAATGTTTCACGCCTTGTGATAGGTGATGTGTGACGTTTGGGGTGCGACGTGTGCTACTCGCTAGGCGCTACGCCTATGAACATCAACTCTAGTGCGACATCTGCGGTTGACTTAGTGTCATTAGTAAATAGCCTGCGTCCACCTTTGTCTGTTAGCTCCTGGCGGCTGCTGTATACGTCCTTGCCCACACGTTCTGCCACGAAACTTGCTGCCTTTACCTTTAATGCTGCCATACGTGCATCATCATCATCATAGCTCATAGCGGCATCAAGGGCTGATTCTGCTTTCTTAAGCATACGCGCACGATTGACCGTCGCATCCTGCATCATTTCATCAAACCAGCCCACGTTCTTACTTCCTAAGCTACTGCTATAGTGCTCTGTGTACCCTGCCTTGATCCCACTTTGCAACACGTTCATAAACGTGTGACTTTGGGGATTGATATAGTATGACTTAAAAATAGCTTGCCTAGGATCTACTGCCTTGCGTACATATTTCTTACCTCTATTGTCTGGTACTTTATTAGTCATATTTATTACCATCATTATACCATTATGTACACACATATATATGTATAATTCGTACGTGTAGAGTTATACACAGCTTGACGGCTTGACACTGTAGACATGCAGGTATAGTATAGAGGTATAGCAATAAGATATATATATATGAAAACATACACCCTACAAGCAGTACAAGACCTACAAGACAAGTACATAAAAAAAGGCGGTGACGTAGTAGTCACCCATGATGGTGTACTATTAGATGACTACATTTTTTTTGGACACAACCTAAAAACTACAGTTATAACAGCCGTGTACCTAAACGATAGCAGTAGCGCATACACGGCACGTAGTTACAAAAAAACCCCTAAAAAGTATTTACACTTAACATCATAAACACCATGAACAACTACATATCAGTTTTCAATCCAGACGGCACAACTAAAACCATTGCCCGATACAGGCACGATAAACAAAAACAAAAAGATCTTTATATCCAGAATATCGTATACACCATTATGTATACAATTCTAGCAATTACATTCTTATACATAACATTTACCACATTATAAACCATGACTACAACAAACATAAAAGCCCGCTTGGAATACCTACGCGGTGAAATAGAACACGAACGTATTAGCTATTACGAGATAGAAGAATTGCAAGCACTAGCCCTACACATAGAACCAAGCGATACATTACTACTAGAATGGTCCGGAGTCCCAGAATCATAAAAATATAACCATCATAATTATATGAAAAAAACACTAGCACAACTTAAACGAGATATCCACGTAGGGCAAAAGATTACACTTACAGGCTACAGGGACATATACAATGAGCGCATGAACCGTTTCGGTATACCAGAAAAAATGCAAGGAGAGCGTACAGTTACACATAAAGACACTACAGGCTTTTATATGAACAGTACACCAGATGACGGTAAACGCGGTTCATTCTGCGGGTATCCAACAGCCCTATCACTAGAATACATTGATGATACTTTTATTATCACAGAACGCCATCATGATAGCAACGAAATTATACAAGTACGCACGTACACCATAACAGCATAAACACCCGTAAACGCGCGTAATAAATTGCGTGCGTCATACGGCTTGATTATCAAGTAGCGTACCAGTACATTGACAATACTCGCACCACCACATAGAAACCCCTCACAGGGCATTGTGTGGCGTGTGTTATTACAATAATTACATAAACAACATGATCCAAACACTAAACACAAGCCAAGTAGCTCACGCATTACTAGCCGACGAATACGCAGGCTGGAGTTATAAAGGAGCACACGCACTAGCAGAACACTTTGAAGAATGGGAAGGTGAAACGGGTGAAATGATAGAGCTAGACGTTGTAGCAATTCGCTGCGAATACTCAGAGTATCCAAACGCACTGGAGTATGCTGTTCAGTTTATACATTTCAAAAACGAAGAACAAACAGAAGACTATGCACTGGAGTGGTTACAAGAAAACACACAAGTCATAGAATTTGAAGGCGGTATAATCGTACAAGAATTCTAAGTATGGCGAAACTATACGCAACGCTATCAAGCGACAAAACAGGGCGCACAGTGTCCAAGGGGGGTGATGAAAGCCTTGAAATACTTGTACACATAGGAAACAAACCCCATGCACGAATCACAGTATTGCCTAGTGGTACTGTAGTGCTAGACGAACTTGCACCAGAGTGTGAATTTATAAACATGGACAACTAAAACAGTAAAGCGCACCAAGCGCATAGCAGAAATAGTACAATAGAAATATTGTGCTTTTTTTGTTTCTAAAAATCTAAACACCCTGCAACCCCAACGGATCACCTACCCCAAAAAACATCTTACCAGGTGGGTCATAACGACAACGACAACCCATCCTGGCCCATCGCACATATCCTCAATCCTAACGGATTAGAGACTTCGCACCTTAACCCGGTGCTTTTTGCATGATTTACTCACCACAACACACAATTCCTACCAACACAACACAGTAAGGTCTTTACAAAAAAAGTAACTAGGTATATAATGTATGTAATAGCTTAGGCATTGCCGACCCCTTCTAGAAGGGGACCGCGAAGACATACTTATATACAACATATTTAGTACTCCTGCTATCATTATCTAATAATTAAGGCCAACAATATGAATAAAGACTCAATTCCCTCTTACGAGGAGTTTGAAGCGCTAATCGCTCAGTCCCTCGCGTACCTCGCAGAGACTAAAAGGATTAACGATGAGCGACACATCATCGCTAATAAGATTAAGTCCTACCTGGAGAATGAGGACACAGATCGAATAGCGACAAGCAACAACCAGTCAGCCATGCTTGTACCAGCGCTCTACCCATCGTACGGCTCATTAGCAACAGAGCAGAAGAGAAGTATCGTCAGATGGATGTACGAGAACCATCCTGAACACCTCACAGTAGTCCACGCACAGCTCAATAACCTTGTTTTGGAAGAGGGTTTTCCTGTTCCCATGACAGCATCAGGCTACTCAGTACGTGTCTTAAACCAAACAACAAAAAAGGAGCCCCGTGTTTTATCAGGCATGCTTATGAAACAGGTGAAGAAAAACAAGAGCAGTAATCTGGGCAAGACATTACAAGAAATTTTAGACGCTCCTCCAACAGATTCTGAAATGCATTTATTGGCTAATATGGGCACTACTCGCGCAGAGATAGCCAGGGAGCGCTCAGCGAAGTTTGAAATTGACACCTCACCTATTTCAAACATAACCCCCAAAGCTTTAACCCGAGATGACAAGGCAAGGCGTAAAGCTCAAATGATAGTACAGTGGGAATCAGGGGCCACGAAGTCATCAATTGCCAAGGAGCATGGGTTGTCAGCTCCGTACGTGGGAGAGATATTAAAGAAGCACGAACAGCAACTTGTTAGACAGTACCGAAAAGCGCTGCGCGATAAGCCCGAAGCTAAAGATGAGTCAGAACCATTACATAGCTCTAACATATAATAGTATGCACCAACACCTACAACGCCTAAGCGACGAGCACGATGCACACGTATATAAGACCAGTAAGTCAGACGCAAGGTGCGAAGACTTCATGGTGATGCGCTTTGAAGATAACAAAACGTACCAAGAGATAGCCGACATGCAAGAGCCACCTATCACAAGGCAAGCAGTGTACATCTGCATGAGGAAGTACCTTGCCAGAAACAAACATAAATTAGCAGTAACCACAGAATAATATGCAATTACTACTATTAGCAATCATAGCCGTAGCGTGGATGTACGCAGTAGCTGACTAGCTATCCACACCCACCCCTACCACCACCACTAACTAGGTGGTAGGATGACAGTAGAACTATTATAAAAATAAGCACAAGGAAATATGTTTTTTCAAAAGATGCGAGAAGAGATAGCACTAGCCCTAAATTATGGACGATTAACATCAAGTAGCATACTCAATGTTACAGCGAACCTAATGGAGACAAACAAACGAATCAAAGCCCTAGAGGAATACCACAACATCACCTTCTTTGAAGGACCCAAGACAAAGGCACACTACAAAGCGAAGCGCGTAGAGCCAAAGAAGCCAGTCGGACGACCACAAAAGATTATCAACTAACACATACATATGAGCGACTATCTATTTAAGAAAGGCGACCGGGTGCGAGGCAAAGCTTCAGCTTCAGACAGATACTCGATAACCCGGGAAGGGTGGGAAGGTGAAGTAAGAAAGGTGCACAACGACAAAGAGTTCCAAGTAGCAAACTTTTCTTACTTAAAAATGAAGCACTTCGAACTAATCCCAACCCACACCCCAATCACCCCCGAAGTAGGCGACAAGTACCGGGTGATAAAGGAACTGGTAGCATGGGACAATTCAGACCCAAACTGCACTACCCTTGCCAAGGATATTTTCTTTAAAGAAAGATCTTGGAGCAGTCATTGGAGGATTAGAAGTCACGAAGACTCCAACATTATGTTTGCTCTGCATAAGAAATGCCTCACAACCGAGTACCTAGAGCCCATCGAAGAGCGCTCAGCACTAGACGAAGCCTTAGAAGAACAAATAAAACAACGCCAATACAAAGCACCCCTCGTGAAAGAATGGCCTACGTTTGACACTATAGAAGTACAAGTATACAAACCAAGCACATTACAAAAACTAAAAACTAACACTATGAACTTCATTAAGAAATCACTACTAACAGTAGACCAAAAAGCACTCATCGAAGCGGGATACATGACCGACGGTCTGGAGGTAACTTTACTAGGTCAGGAAGCACTAGACTTTATCACCTACGAAGCGCACAAAGTAGAGCTAGTAAAGATGGCAAAGGACGCAGTACGCGAAGCTAAGGAAGAGGACTTTAAGTGGTGACATACATAACCGCGTATACTGGCTTCTGCATAGAGTGCAACAAGAAGCTGATCGTACCGAGCTGGAAGATATGCCAGGAGTGCGAAGACAAGAAGTGTATTAAATATCCTAGTAAGGTATACTAACCAAGCCAGTACCAACAGGCAAATAAAGACTTATCCCCAAACATAATCTGTTTGGGATTTGTCGTATGCTATAATCTATTTATGCAAGAAAGACTTACCCAGTGGCTTAACGCCCGTGGTATAACGGACTCAACTATTGAGTCTTTTAATCTATCTGAAGTCGACCATCCTATCTTAGGTCCAGGCGCATTACAAATCCCTGTGCACCTACCAGACGGCACATTTTCCTTTAACAAGTATCGACGCAACCCTTTCACAGAGGGCACAGGCGCTAAGTACATCTACGACAAAGGCGGGCGAACCGCGCTATATGGTGCTGATAAGTTACCCCACCACAAAAGTTTAGAGCAGACTATGAGAGTAGTTGAAGAAATGGAAAAGAAATTACCTGAGTATAATACAGCCACAGCTACGGAGTTATGTTGGCTTAATATGCAACCCAACATCCCAGCAATAGTCATCACAGAAGGTGAACTCGACACGTTGGTCCTCCACTCGATGAACATACCTGCCGTGTCATCTACCGGTGGAGCACAAAGCTTCCAAGAAGAGTTTACTCCTGTATTAGCAGGCATGACTGTCTACCTCTGCTTCGACAACGACGAGGCGGGAGCCAAGGGGATGGTAAAAACCCTAGAGCACCTGCCTAACGCGAAGATCATCCTGCTTCCCCTCCTGCCTGACTGTAAAGACATCACTGATTACATTAGTAGAGGTGGTGACTTCCATAGTTTAATGCGCTCAGCGAAAAGCTACCCATCCGTAGAGTCAGTCAAAGAAGACATGCTCTTACGCAAGGGGCAGATGTTACCCACTACCTTTCATAAAGCGTACTTAGAGAAGCACGACGCCCCGGTATCAACGTACCAAAGTACCTATGTAGCCAGTGAGGAGCAGGATGAGGTGAAGCGCAAAGCTAAAGAGTTCCCGTGCACAGAGATACTGGCGTTTACCAAGCACAAAGCGCACTGCCCACTGCACAATGAAAAGACCCCAAGCCTCCATTACTACCCCAAGACCAACAGCGCGTATTGCTTTGGAGGATGTGGTAAGTCCTTTGATAGCATCGAACTGTACCGAGCAGTACACGGTGTGACGTTTATGGAGGCATTAAAAGCATTAAGTAATTAGATATGGAAGACACAATAGCTTTGCTAAGGGCACAAATAGACTAACATGACCCGCAAAGAGCTTCACAACAAAATAGGTGAGTTAATGTACATCGAGGACTTCGGCCAGTTGGACATTATTCTTGCGTCTATCGTTGCTAACTCTTTAAAGATTGGAGACCCGGTATGGCTGACGCTTATTGGTCCTAGCTCTGGGGGTAAGTCACAAATCATCCGGCCCTTTGCTAAAGCTCACCCAGACCTAGTGCACCAGATAGATGACCTGACACCTAATAGTCTTATTAGTGGTAATAAGAAGTTTGAGGAGACGTTCTTAGGACAGATGGGACCGCATGGGATATTAAGCATGGATGACCTGACGGTTTTGTTTAGTAAGAACCCTGAACAGCGCACTGAGATACTTAGTCAGTTCCGTATGCTGTACGATGGGCGCTTCACGAAGATGTCGGGGTCGTTAAAGGATGCGTCGGTCTGGGAAGGGTACATGGGCATGATCGCAGGTTCGACACCATCTATCTATAAGTACTTTTCTGAGGTGGCTGACATGGGGGAGCGATTTATTAGTTACCGTATGAAGGATTACGATATTGATAAGGCCGTGGAGTTTGTTACTAAGAGCAATAAGACCTCGCAAGAGTTAAACGAAGCCCTGCGAGCTATCCTCCAGGAATATCTAGGCGAAATTCTCCCAGCGCTCACAACCATACCTGCCTTGCCTGATAGCACTATGCACCAAATCCAGGAGACGAGTAAGTTGTGTACATGGATGCGTACACCGGTGAGTATCAATGAGCGCACAGAGCAAGTCGATGAGTTCCCTATCAAAGAGATGCCGTTTCGAGTAATGAAGCAGTTGACGGCTATTGGCAAGGCGATGTACGCTATGGAATTGTATGAAAATCCAGAAGCTACTGAGCTACCAGAGGACTTAGGTAATGCTTTAGATTGGTGTGGGTATAGTCTAGCCAACGACAAGCGACGTGCATTTCTCCGCTTTATGGTTGGCATACAGGACTATAAAGGTAGGATTGATAACGCAGCGCTCAGCACTTGTACCGGATTGCCGGAAGCTACGGTCCGACGTGGACTGCAACAGCTTAAGGCGTTAGATATTATCCACGCCAAGGCCGATGAGACATGGGGACTGTCGAGTGTCGAGATGACACAGTTGGTCCGACGCCTAGACCCAGCCCCCAAACATTTAGCAGATAGGTTACAAAATTTCTAGTATGTTCTACCTAAAAGACAAGCCCAACGAGAACTGGGCACAAATCGACATGGAACTAACGACCATCAACTATGAAGATGGGACCAGTACACCCCTTACTACCAAGGAGCTACTAATCGAGTTTCCCGTGAAACATAAGGGCGAAGTGCTAGGCGACTGTGATGACGTCGGATTACTTAATTGGTTGATGAGTGTGGCTGTGGACAAAGACGACGGCTGGGGTATGCACTGTGTTAATATGAGGTTAGAAGAATTATCTAAATGAACGAAGAAAAAACTACAGAAGAACTTGCTTGGGACACCCAGCAAGAGGAGCTAAGAATCTATCATGGGGCTTAGGCTTACTAACCCTGAGTATGTTAAGCGACTCAAGCTGGGGCACTCTACTCGGTGGACTGTTTCAGAGGTTGCTATTCCCACATTGCAGACTGCTTTTTTACCCGCGCAGAATAAAACCCAGATACGGCTGTACCCAGACCAGGAAGTTGTATTTAATGAAATGAAAGACTGGTCCACTTGTCTGCTAGAAGCTTTAACTGGAGCAGGTAAAACAGTTATGAGCATCGCTCTGCATCAAGCATGGGGAGGCAGGACATTAGTAGTGTGTCATACATTAGTTTTGGCTAAGCAGTTTTCAGAAGAATTTAAAAAATTTGCAGATGTGTCCCCTACTTTTTATTGCAATGGGAAACATGATCAGTCTGGCGAAGTGGTAGTTACTACAATGACAACCTTTAGATTAAACTACAAACTGTTTGCTGGCTTTGATAACCTTATTATAGACGAAGCTGACCTTGCAATGTCTGATAAGATGCTGAAAGCTATCAGCAGTTTTGTTTCAACAAGAAAGCATGGTTTTACTGGTACTACTGACACAGTTTACGACGAGTGTAATCCTGGGCAGTCTCCCGTGTTGGCCAAATTTTGGGGAAAGCACGTGCAGCATTTTTCAGACAAAAAAATTCCACTAAAAAAGGTGTACGCTTTTGTGTACAACAAGACATACCCCGAAGTGTTTCCCCATAAGAATTGGCACGAGTTTCGAAAAGTTCTTGATGACGACATAGACCGAAAAAGAGCGCAGATTGAATTTATATTAAGGAACACTGATGCTTTGGGGCACTCACTATGTCTTTGGGATCGTGTAGCTGATGTAGAAGCTTTTTATGCTTCTTTCAAAAAGCGTGGATTTGCTGTGTATATGTCCTCTGGAGAAATGAGTAAAGCAGACAGGGAACAACACCTCAAAGGATTTAAGGAAACAGGAGGCTACCTTCTCGGTGTTTCTAGTACCTTGAACCGAGGGTACGATAACACAGCCCTTACTAAAGCGTTCATAATGCACCCCTTAAAAGGCAAGAACCCCCTGCGACAAACTATTGGCAGGATAATGAGGTACGTTGAAGGAAAAGAAAGTTTTTTGTATTTATGGTCAGACAGCATGTTAAGTTTTCAGTTAAAGACCCAAAGGGGTATAATAAAAGAATACTTTAATTTAGATGTCAAAAAAGGAAGCTGATTTTGGAGCGCAGTTTGCTGCGTGGTACATGAAGCCAGAAAATAAATTCTGGGCTAATGCTGTGTTTGAGTACAAAGTAACTGCTGGAGGTACGTATAATCTCAACACATGGAGAAAAAAACAAGGACACCAGGAAGTTAATTTAGCTAAAGCTAACGACAAAAGAGGCATATTCCATACGTTTACAGACCTGGACCCCAGGGGAACTCCATACGATGCCTCATTTATGAGCGAAGTCCCATCGTTTCTTGTGATAATGTTTTTAAAACATGGAAAGTTTTTTATGTTGCCAGTACACGAAATTCCTTATCAGACTTCTGTTTCATATTGGTACTGCATGGATAAATGGGGGTCATATGAGTTTCCTCCCAAAAAAAGAAAAAAGTATGTTATTTAAAACTGTGGATAGCGCCACCCGTAAAGTGCACTGCGAGGTGTATAATGGAACACACGAGTTTAACTTTAAGATATGATATGCGCCCACAAAGCTAAGCTCAAGACCAAACGCGATGCGCGCAAGATGCAGGGGGCTATGCACAACAGGTATAAGGGCAAAAAGTTCCACATATACAAATGTCCTGAGTGCAAAAATTATCATTTAAGTTCAACCAGAGCATGGAAAATAAAACGATAGCCTTTATAGGCAAAGCAAAGTCAGGCAAGACAACAGCCTGTACCCACATCCTAGAAAACTACAAAGGGTTTACCAAGGTCAACTTTAAGGACGCATTAGTAGCAGAGCTAAAGCAAAACTTTCCAGACCTTTTGCAAAAATTGGTAGAGCTAGAGTATCCTAGCAGGATGTTTTCAGACAAAGTCGCACAGCAAAAATGGATAGACCAATCATGGATAGACCAATTATTCTTAGACAAACCACCCCTCATGCGTGCCCTTATGCAGAACTATGGGACCGAGGTGCGACGTGCGGGAAACGTCAATTACTGGGTGAATGAATGGGTGACAACACGCAAGACGCTAGGCGATGTGCTCGTAGACGATTGTCGCTTCCACAACGAAGCCCAGACGATACGTGACCATGGCGGTGTAATTATTAAGATTGTGCAGGTGGGAGTAGAGGACTCCGGTACGCACTCATCAGAATTAGAGATGGAAGGCATCGCGTATGACTACGAGATTGTCGCAGAGAAAGGTGATCACGCATCCTTCTACGCTCAGCTAAATGTTATTATGCAAAAGATAGATGGTGGAGTGATTCAAAACGCACGGGTGGATGGGATAAAAGTTTCAGACTTTGACTCAAATTCTTAGACAATTATAAAAACCACATCATAACGATGTGGTTTTTATTGTAGGCAGTGGGCTGGTTAGAAAGGTGCTGCTTCAGCGTCTGGTGTGTCAGCTCGGTTTTCTTCTTGGGAAGTGTCTGCTACTCCCTCAGCAGCCATGTCCTTAGCTTCTAGTTCCTTTACTGTAGCGTTGCCTGCGTTCTCATCAAGAGTACCTGATGTAAACGCAAAGATTTTAGCTGGCTTGAATCCAGTGCTCTTCGATGGGCGTAGTTCTGTTAGCTCAATAGATAGGAAGTCTCCTAGCTTTACGTCGTTGGTAGCACGGATTGCGAAGTATGGTTCACGCTTTATTGAAACGTTCTTAAGTTTCCCGTCTGAAAGTTCTAGTGTGAATCCACGCTGTTCCTTAAACATGCCTTCTGCCTTTTTGAAGAACACATCTCGTAGGATACCTTCTACCTTGTCACCTTTCTTCTCGAATACTGCAAAGCCATTGCTCCAGGCTGCATCCATTGGTCGACTAAGGCTTTGTGCTTTAAACTGTGAAAAATCGGGTGTCATATATTGTATATTTTAGATTGATTATTATCTGCCTACCCAAACAGTATAGCAAAGCCCCTGTGGATAGCGAGGGAGGGGGTGTGGATAGTGTGTGGTAGTATTTAGGGATGAAATACTTTAGTACATTCTCTGGAATAGGAGGATTTGAATTAGGAATAAAACAGGCATATGATAATCGACCCAACATACGGAACGGGAGTGAGGTATTACGAGAAACTATGCCCGACACTCAGGAGTCACAGGACAGGTTTACTTGTGTTGGTTACTCCGAAATTGACAAGTACGCCACCTCAATTTATCAAAAGCACTTCCCTAACCACAAAAACTATGGAGACATCACAGAAATCAATGAAAAAACATTACCAGACTTTGACCTCTTGGTGGGTGGCTTCCCTTGCCAAGCGTTTAGCATCGCAGGAAACAGAGGAGGATTTGAGGACACTCGCGGAACAATGTTCTTCGAGCTTGCACGGATACTTCGGGAAAAACAACCACGCCTTTTTATGTTTGAGAACGTTAAAGGGTTGTTATCTCACGACAAAGGGAACACATTCCGTACCATCATCGCAACGCTTGATGAGCTTCGGTACGATGTCCAATGGCAAATTATTAACAGCAAAAATCACGGAGTCCCACAGAACAGAGAGAGAGTGTTCATTATCGGACATTCTCGAGGAACACGTAGACCCGAAGTATTTCCTTTCGGAGACGATTCAGAAGCGGTTACTCAGTTATCGGGACAACATTCAAACACCCTTACCACCCGTTACTACGGAGGGCAAGCAAACGGAACGTATGTCACTGAAAGTAAACTCAATGCACAAGAAATAGTACAGCTCAACCAACCAACCCACTCAAACGACAGAGTGTACGGAACAGACGGACTAAGCCCTACCCTTAACACTATGCAGGGAGGAAATAGACAGCCGTTTATACAAAACCCAAAGATGATGAATTACAAGAAAGACTACGAGAATAGTGTAGCCATTACAGCGACAAGCTACAAAGAGCCTCCTGTAGTGAACGCTATCAGAAGACTAACCCCAACCGAGTGCGAACGACTCCAGGGATTTCCAGACCATTTCACCAAGTATGGAGTTGACGACCAAGGTCAAGAGGTGTTAATATCAGATACACAGCGTTATAAAGTTTTAGGAAATGCTGTAACTACTAACGTAATAAAAGATATTGTATGTCAGCTTCTAAAATAACAAACGATACACAACTTAAAAAAGAATACCAGACAATGAGTAGCGGAGAATTAGCTGAGAAATATGGGTGTACAAGAACAACAGTATGTCGGCACTTAAAGCGTTTAGGTATAACAAAGCCACTATCAGGTGCAAATAGTCGTAATAGAAAAAGAAACGGAGAAGTTATTAAAACAGGCTATCCTGTTTCTCATTTACCTACACACCCACGATCTAGTGCTATAGGGTACGTGTTCAAGCATGTGTTAGAAATGGAAAAACATATAGGAAGAACCCCAAAGCGTAGTGAACCAGTACATCACATCGATACAGACAGAATGAATTACTCTATAGACAACTTGTTTCTCTGTAAAAATAATTCACACCACCAACAACTACATATATCACTCAGTTCAGTTGTAAGACAACTAATAAAAGATGGGACTATAAAGTTTAAGAACGGACAGTATGTATTGTAAAAAACTCGGCAACGCAGTGACGGTAAATGTAATTAGGGACATTATGGAAAAACTTATATGAAAAACCGAAACACAAACGCAGGGGACCAGTGGGAAACTCCTGAGTATATATACGACCCACTGCACAAAGAGTTTAATTTTGACTTTGACCCCTGCCCCTTGTGTGAGGTAATTACTCCTGAAAACGATGGGCTACTAATTGAGTGGGGGCAAAGCAACTTTGTAAACCCACCCTACACACGCCACCTTAAAGAAGCTTTTATTAAGCGAGCTATTGAGGAAAGCAAAAAAGGCAAGACTTGTGTTTTGCTCATACCCGCATCAACAGACACAGCTATCTACCACGACTACATCGTGCCTCATGCAAAAGAGATACGCTTCCTTCGGGGCAGAGTGAAGTTTAAAGGCACAAATACCAAGGGTGTATATGTCACAAACAACTGTGGTATGTCAGGAAGTATGGTAATAGTAATGTAATATATATGAAAATAATCGAAACAACACAAGGTAGCGAGGAGTGGTTGGCAATGCGCCTAGGGATGATCACAGGGACCCGCCTGAAGTCAGCTATAGGCAGCCCAGCAGTGCGCAAGACGCTTATATATGAGCTAGTAGCCGAGCAGGTTAGTGGGTTGCAAGACAAGTTATGGGTGAATGAAGCAATGCAGTGGGGGACTGACCATGAGGACGAGGCAGTTGAGGTGTATGAGAAGCAGACTAAGATAAAGACATCAGTCGTAGGCTTTTGTCGGTCTGAGGAGTACGACTACCTAGCGCTAAGCCCTGATAGATTAGTTAAGAAGGGCAAGAAATGGGTTGGTGCGGTAGAGGTGAAGTGCCCCGGCACTAAGACCTTTGTGAAGTACATGGCTGACGGAGGTATTCCTGCTGAGTACATGGGCCAGGTGACGAACTACTTTCTAGTAAACCCGGACCTAGAGTGGCTGGACTTTGTAATCTACGACCCCAGGGTGAAGATGAAAAAGAAAAGGGCAATGGTGACACGCATTACGCGCAAGGAGGTAGACACTGATGAAGCAGCCGACAAGCTTAAATCCTTCCGGCAGGAGTGGAAGGAGGTGTATGATAAAGTGACTAAATAGCCAGTAGCACCGTGATATACTAATTGTAATGGAAGAACTACAACAGGCTATAAACCGTATATTCCTCAAGCTAGAGGATAATGTAATCGACTTTGACGAAGCACGTCTAGCTGTCTTTGAGGCCGTCGAACAGCGCGAAGACTAAATAACGGGCGGCCATGCTATTAAAGGCACAAAAAAAATATGGCTTTCACAAGAATCATGGAAGATGTGGATAAAAACTGTTTACAAAAAACTACGTGTAGTACACAATGGGTGTATTAGTATATAAGTAAAGTATATGAACAAACAAGACTGGAAACTAGTCACAGAGATACGTATACAAGTAACAGACAGTGACTGCATCTGGTCATTCCCAGTCAAGTGCCCACGCCTATTATTCAAACTATTAGAAAAACTAGAGCTATGAACAGAGCACACGCAAACGCAAGAGAGGACAATACAGAGCTAGAGAGGGTGGTTGAAGAACTCTACGAGTTTGACTTTTACACAGATGGTGGAAACATTGGCGGTAATGAAGTTGAACCGTGGCTACGTAGAAGTCTTAAATCCTACGCCCAAACAGTAGCAGAGGAAGCGGTGAGGGGTGCATATAAAAATGCAATAGCTCTATCAGACAAAATAGAGCTATCAGAAGACTTACCAGATGAAGGTGTCGGGCAATGGAAAGCCTTTAAACGTTTTAGGAATACGTTGCGAGATACATACCTAACCCCACTACCAGATAAAGAATAGCGTATGAACTACCCTAAAGAACCACCACCACCCACAAGAAGTAAGTTGTGGCATGACGCACATACTCAAGCAGAGCTAAAGATTTACGAAAGGGAATGGGAGGAATACTTAAAAAACAAATTAGCATGGAGAAAAATAATGAAAAAACTACTAACATGAAAACAACACCATTACCGTCTGTAGGGGAGGTAGTAAGCCACCTGCCAATGTTCCCTGATGCGGAGATTCTTATGGAAGACCAGTTAATTGATTACGACAAGTACAAAGTAGGAGAAATAGCGACCTTACTCACTCAACGTGACAACCAAGCATACACAAGCCTAGTGGAGGGGATAGAGGGGATGAAACACACAAAACGATTATATAGAAATGAACAAGGGGCTATAGAGGATGTTAGTACTAATGCAGAGATAGAAAGGAATGATATCCTAACCGACATCCTAGAGAACGTAGTAAAGCCACTGTATGGTAAGAAATAGATTATGGAACAAGAAATATTAACAAACTTAGAAGCAATAAAAATGTATACAACGCTTATATTTTACGCTCTCTGCTTACTTATAGGTGCGGTATTATTAACAAACTAATATGAATACAGAAACATTTACACACAAGATGGGAGACAGGCTTAAAAAAAAGTCAGGGGCACAGTGGCAAGGAGTAGTTGTAGGGTTCTACCAGACAGACCTTACACCAGAAGGCTACGCTATAGAAAGCGAGAAAGAAAAAGGCAGTGTACAGATTTACCCGCTAAAGGCATTGATTCCTGCAGACGGCAAAACCATAGACGAAGCACTGGGGTTACTAGAGTAATTAGATTGGTATGAAACTAATACACGATGACGCACTAATCGCTCTCACAAAGCTAGAAGAAAACAGTATTGACCTCACAGTAACTTCACCACCATACGATAACCTTAGAACATACAACGGTAACAACGACCAGTGGTCTGAGCAGGTGTGGAAAGACTGCATAGAAGAATTATACCGTGTAACTAAAGAAGGTGGTGTAGTAGTGTGGGTAGTAGGAGATGCAACGATTAAAGG